CATACAAGGGCACCAATGAGTTCCTGCTCAGTTCTATCGCCAACCTCGCCTATTGGGGCAACTTATCCGCCCGCCAAGTTGAGGCTGTAGAGTCCTGCTTCGCGGTGATCGACCGCCTTGAGGCCGCACGGGCCAACAGCCAGCACATCGGCGCGGTGGGTGACAAGGTCACCCTGACCATTACCGTCGAGCGCATCATTGTTTTACATTCTGAGTTCTACGGCAACAATTACATCACCATCGCCCGCGACGAGGCAGGCAATGCCATCACCTATAAGGGCAAGTCCAGCATCGGCGGCAAGGGTGACACCAACACCATCAAGGCCAGCATCAAAGAACACACCGTATACAACGGCGTGAAGCAGACCGTTATCCAGCGCCCTAAAGTTCTTGAAACCGTTTAAGGAGATCACCATGACCTACATTGCAGAAATTGAAACCCGCGTCGCAGGCATTCCCTGCGTGATCGGTGTCGTTGACTACATCAGCGTGGCTGGCTCCTACAGCCAGAACGCGGCCAGCGACTGGGACTACCACGGCTACAGCGAGATCGACTGGGTGGTGTGTGACCGCCGTGGCCGTCCTGCCCCTTGGCTGGAAAAGAAGATGACCAGTAAGGACGAGTCCCGCATTGAGCGCGAGATTGCCAAGTACATGAACGACTAACCCAATCAATAACCAACTGAAAGCGAATCGATTATGACAAACGAAATTGACATCACCATCTACACAGAAGACCAGTCCCGTGTTTCTATTGCTGAGTGGGACGACGGTGGCGCGTGGCTCAAGATTGGCGTGAAGAGCGGCGGTGCATACACAACCTTGACCCGCGAGGAAGCCCAGCAGTTGTTGGCTGGCCTGCAAGCCATCTTGGCAAAAGAGGTGACAGCATGACTGATACACAAATTCTGGTGATGCTGGGCACCATTTGGGTTGCCCCTCATGCCCGTGGTTGGTACGGCCAAACCATCGGTTGCATCATCTTGATCGTGGCCGCTTGCAAAGGACTGGGGTGGATATGAACAAGCAGGAGATTGACGACATGATGAAAGACCTTCCAAGCCAACAATTACCAGAGGAGACCGTGTTGCAAAAGTTTATTATTGGTATAATGATGATAGCGTTTTTGATGTTCTGGATGTGGGTGCCAGACTTCACGCTGGATGAGGAAGACTGCATGAAGCAGGAGTCCAGCGCGTATGTCAAGAACCTGTGTAAGGAATCGAAAGCGAAATAAAACCGAGTCGGTTCTTGGCCTCAAAGGCCGAGGCCGACAACATCATCTGGCCTTAGAGGTCGTTGATGTAGGTGAGACAAGGCAATGGCCTTGATTGGTATTCCTATGCCTAAAGCATAGACTGGCGAACCATAAGCGAATCGATTACACTGCGATCAATTCGACACTATGGGGAATATGGGTCATGCCAGAAACACCGAAGGGGCCAAAGAGGCCCGCAAAGAACACTAGAGCGGCACAGGAGGCCGCAAAAGCCATTGGGAAGGCCAAGGTAGCCTCGAAGGCTTCAAAGGCTCCTACGCCCGCAAATAAACCCAAGCCAACACCACGCAGAGTATTCGACCAGCGTATAGCAGACATGATCTGCATAGGACTGAGTGAGGGAATGAGCCTGCGCCAGATACTGAAGGCTGATACGACTGGAGTGCTTCCTGCGCAGAGTACGGTGTACGACTGGTTGTTGCGCCAGCCTGCCTTCGCGGAGCAATACGCCCGCGCAAGAGAGGAGCAGGCCGACACCAACGCTGATGAAATCTTGGAGATTGCCGACGAGATGCCGCCCAAGTTCACAGACGACAAGGGGCGTGTTTACCTCGACCAAACCTACATCCTGTGGCAGAAGCAACGCATCGAGGCCCGCAAGTGGACGGCCATGAAGTTGAAGCCCAAGAAGTACGGCGACAAGTTGGCGCTGGGTGGTGATGCTGACGCCCCGCCTATCAAAACAGAGGAAACATCGTCTAGCCGCCTGTTTGACATCATCCGCAACCTTGAGATGACCAAGCGTGCTGGCTAAAAAGCCTTCCACCACCTACGGGTTAACCCTTGCTTTCGGGCCTATTGGTGCCAGAAAACACGGGCTGAGACCAAAAGGTGCCACGTTATGTTAAGTTCTCTCCTCGACGAGGAAACCGCCGCCGAGTTTGACTCATGGGAAGAGCATGACCGCATCGCCCTGATTGCCCATGCCAACTGGGTGTCAGGTGCCCACAAGTATCAGATACCGCCACCATTAGAGCAGGACTACACCGTCTGGATGATGCTTGCGGGTAGGGGTGCCGGGAAGACCCGCAGTGCCGCCGAGGCGTTGTGGTGGTGGGCATGGACGCACCCTGACACCATGTCTATCGTGGTGGCACCCACCAGCAACGACTTGAAGTTCACCTGCTACGAGGGGCCAAGCGGCTTGCTGGCGTGCATCCCCAAGGAACTGGTGGTGGACTACAACAAGCAGGATCACCTGATCAGGCTATCGAACGGCTCCAAGATCAGGGGGGTGTCTGCTGACAGTTACGAGCGCCTGCGGGGTATCAACTCCAGTTTCGTCTGGTGCGACGAACTGGCCGCGTTCCAGTACATCCAAGAGGCTTGGGACATGATGGTCATGGGCCTGCGCATCAAACCAGACAAGAAGGCGCACAGCCAGCCCCGCGTCATTGTGACCACGACACCGAGGCCGAAGGACTTGATCCTCGACCTAGTCGGCAGGGAGGGTGACGACGTAGTGATCGACCGCGCCACAACATATGAGAACGCCGCCAACCTAGCCCCCACCTTCAGGCGGCAACTGGAACAGTACAAGGGGAGCAAACTCTACGAGCAGGAGGTGATGGGTGCCTTGGTCGATCTTGAGGACGGCAAGGTGGTGTCCCGCGATATGTTCAAACTGTGGCCGGGGCACAAGCCCTTCCCCAAGTTCGAGTACATCGTCCAGTCCTATGACTGCGCCTTCTCAGAGAAGGAACACAACGACCCGACGGCCATGACCACATGGGGCGTGTTCAAGCCCCTAGACGGGCCTATGAGCGTGCTTCTGATCGATTGCTGGGCTGAACACCTATCCTTCCCTAAACTCAAGCCCAAGGTCATTGAGGAGTGGCGTGTGTCGTATGGTGAAGGGCGCGACGCCAAGCGGCCAGACCTGATCCTCGTGGAGGACAAAGCCGCAGGCATATCCCTGATCCAAGAGTTGCGCTATGCCCACCTACCCGTGCGTGCCTACAACCCCGGCAGGGCTGACAAGATGCAGAGGCTCCAGATCACCGCGTCGATCTTCGCGACTGGCCGCGTCTGGTTGCCTGAGTCCGACACCCACAAGGGCTATGTCAGGAGTTGGGCCGAGGGCTTCCTGTCCCAGATATGCGCGTTCCCTGATGCGGCACACGACGACTATGTCGATAGCGCAACGCAAGCGATTCGGTTACTCAAAGACATGAACTGGCTCGACATCAATCCCGAACCCCCTGATAATGACGACGATTATCTGGAGTTCACCCAACCGAAGCGGGTGAACCCGTATTCTGTTTAAGGAGCAACATGGCTGACCCAACCAAGGTGATCAAAGGCGGATTAAAGGCTATACAGGCCGCAAGCAAGGCGGCTGATGAGCAGTTGGCCGCAGGCAAGTTGAAGGCGGCACTGGAGGCCCAGCAAGCGCCCATGACGCGCCCCCAAGGCACTGGCTTGCCTCTGATGCCCCGAGACTATGGGATGTACACCTTGCGTGAGCAGAAAGACCTTCCCCGTATGCCAATGGTGGACAAGGCCCGCGCCGAAGGCAAATCGCCCAAGTACAACGAGCGGATGCAAGATTTGCTCGACAGTCCCAAGGCCCGCAAGAAGGTGGACAACCTGATCAACAAGGGCAAAGACCTCAACGTACAGGAGTGGTACGGCACCGAACCCCTGCGCCAAGTTACGCTGGATGCTGGCCGCACACCAGAGCAGTTTGAGTCAATGCTGGCGCAATTGGCAAGCGCCAGCCAGCGCAACCCGGTGGACAAGCAGAATCAGATGGGTTCATACCTGTACTACCTGAGTGAGACAGGCCAACTGCCTGCCAATTCACTCTTGTTGACGAACAAACTCAAGAAGGCGCTCAAGGAAGACCCGTCGCTGGCCCAAGGCCGCACCTTGGTAGAGTTGCCCAAGGGCTATGGATCGCTGGCGCAGGGTGACATCTTTAACCGCGCTGTGATGATCGGCCAAGGCGACATTGCTGGCGCTCTACCCCCAAATAAGAAGTTGGGCACCTTCTATGAAAACCTACTGGGCAACGTCAAGCCCGTGACGGTGGATGTGAACGCACTGCGTGGCCCTATCATTGAGCAAGGTGACCCGCGTTGGCTGACATCCAAGTTGGTGGAGAAGGATGAGACTGGCAAGATCACCAACTCGTACAAGCCGCGTGAGATGTATGACAGTGGCGAGATGTCGATGAGGGAGGCTCAACAGCGCCCCGGGTTTTGGGAGGCCGCGCCCTCTGGCTCCGAGTATGCAGGCTTTGAAGAACTGTGGCAACGCGGTGCAAAGCGTCACAGCATTGAGCCAGCAGAGGCGCAGGCGCTGGGCTGGTACGGCTCTGCTGATGTGACGGCGCTGAAGACCAAGCCAGAGAACTATGTGGACAACCTTGAGAGGTTGATCAANCNCACNGCCGANCANACNGGNAAGTCNCCNNCNGANGTNNTGAACGACATGNTNACNGGCAAGGGCTTCCTNCGCAAGGAGGGNGGCGCAGTGAAGCGCGAAGAATCCAAAGAAGACATGGCCCGATTCCAAAAGCGATTCGCTATGCACAAGGCTATTGGCGGCAGAGTCAAGAAGATGGCAGGCGGTGGCCGTGTCAGCATCTTTGACGCGCCAGCAAAGCGCATGGCAAGTGGTGGTAAGGCCAGCATCTTCGACAAGCCCGTCCACATGGTTGACGGTGGCAAAATCGGCAGAGGCTTGATGAGCGTCTTTGACAAAGCCAGCAAGGCCGCTGATGCCACGCTGGCTGGCGCAAAGGCATTACCTGTGGCAGAGCGCGACGCTAACCTTGCCAAGATGCTTGAGAAGAGCAAGGTTAAGAACAAGGCGTATCACGCAACAGATCAAGATGTAAAGCGGTTTGATCCAAAAGCAGACAAGCGAACAGAGAACAAGTCCAACATTGCTGGGTGGATGACAAACGATCCAGAGTTTGCAAACGACTTTGCGTCGCAGAAGTTTAGGTATTGGAAGACCCGTGAAAGACCTTGGGAGGAAGACCCTAATGTGCCACCGGGCGTGAACATTATGCCTGTGCATTTGTCAATTGAGAATCCTTTTTACGCCACCGACCTGATCAAGAATTTATCTGGCGAACTGAACATGGATGAGGCCAATGCCGTGGCAAAGGCGCTAGGTGTAGGCGTTGATGAGTTGCTTGGCGACATCCCCAAGGCCATTAAGTACAAATCCTCTGGTAGTGAGCGTGAGCATATGCCCAGAGGGTTTGACCTTGTGAAGTCCACCGTGGCAACCGACGCGATGAAGCGACTAGGCCATGACGGCGTGATTGCCATTGAGAACGGCTCAGAAGTCTACGCGCCCTTCAAGGAAACGCAAATCAAATCTGCCACAGGCAACCGTGGCACCTATGACCTTGGAGAGTCTGACATCACTAAAGCCCGTGGTGGCCTGCTCCACATGGACAAGGGCGGGAATGTAAAAGATAAGAGTTGGGAAGAAAGACTCTTCAAAAAATTTGAACATCTTCCCAAAATAGGGCCTCCATCACCATTTTCTCCGTTAGACGTTGCTTATGGGTTATACAAATATAAAACAGGAGCATTCCCAATAGAAAACTGGTATAGCGACCTTGAATTTCGTACAAGACCCCGTCAAATTGATACAGGTTCTGTGCC